ACCCAAAAATCGCCTTTACTGGGCAATGGCAGGTACAATTTAGGTTGCCTAAAGTGTTTGGCCAATGGGTTAGGTGCTTTTTGTTCCATAATTTGAATCCTATAAATATAATTGAATACATTCTTATTTATAGGTAAAAACCACCATGGCTTTAGAAGATGAGCAAATTCGCAAACTAGAAGACTATGCCAAACGATTTGGCACAAATGTTGATGAGCTCATTAAAGCACACAAAAGGGTAACAGGTGCCACAGAAGATTTTCGAAACGAGCTTGAAAAAAGCAAAGACAGTATTAGATATGCCAACCGTCAATTCGACGATGTAGAAAAGAAACTTAAAAAAAGCGGCAACAGTTACAGTGCAGTTATCAATGATCTAAATAGATTAGAAGATACCATCGAAGGCATAGCAGATACCGGCCAAGACGCTATTCTTAAAATGCAGATGCAGAATCGCGTGGATGTGATGGCTCGCAAGGCTGCAAATGAACAGTATAGAAAACTTGCAGTAGATGCCGGTGCCGAGCTGGTTAAAGGCCTAATTAATTACAACATTGCTCGCGCCAAGGCATTAGTGGGCGCAGTACAAAGCGATTCAAGTGGGTTCCAAATGGCCGGCGATCTTGCTGTTGCCAGCATTGATGCACAAAATAAAACAGTCCAGGGTGTAGCAGGCGTTGTTGGTTCAGTTGGCACAGCAATGGCTGTCCTGCCAGGCAAATTTGGAAAAGTTGGTATAGGTTTAACTGCACTGGCTGGAGCAGTGGGATTTGCTTCTGAAAAAATGTCAGACTTGGCCAAATTTGGTCTTGAAGTAGCAGTCAAAGAGTTAGAAAAAACAACAAAGGCATATAACGACAGTGCAACTGCTGGGGCACTATTTGCCGACGGCCTAGAAGGGCTAAGAAATACTGCACATTCAGCAAACTTAACAGTAACGCAATTTGCCAATGTACTTAAGAATAACTCTGGAGATTTAGCGGCTGCTGGTATCGGGCAAGTTGAAGCCGCTAAACAAGTTGGCCGTGTTGGTAAAGCATTTAAAGAATCTGGCGTACAAGATCAATTATTGAAGCTAGGTTATGGATTTGAAGAACAGGCCGCACTGACAGCAGAAACAATGGCCAGTATGCGTAGATCAGCAGGCGGCCGCGTTAGCGATGCCGAAGTGGCCACACAAACAGCCAAATATGCAGAAAACCTAAGATTAATTGCCAGTTTGACCGGCGAAGATGCCAAGAAAAAAGTACAGGCTGTACAAGAACAAAACAATATCTTGGCGTTCCAACAAGAGTTAGCCAAGAAGTCTCCACAACAACGTGCTGAAATTGACAAGGCCATGGCCTTGATGACAGAGCAAGAAAGAAAGAATTTCAGAGAGCGTGTGATTTTTGGTGATGTAATTAACAAAGAAGGCGCAATATTTGAAGCCAATGTCAGTGGCGCAAGAGAAAAGAGTTTAACACTAGTTGATGCATTTAATAATAACAGATTGACTACAGAAGCAGTGGCCGAAGCCAATGCACAATACGGTGAGCAAATTAGAGAAAGTATTTTGTCACAACAGGCATTGGGTCAAGCGGCCTATGCGGCAGGTGGTGCGTTGGGCGATGTTGCCAAAGCAATGATGGAAAGTGTAACGCAGTCTACTACACAAACCGCAGAAGCATTGGCCGCTAACAAAGCATCAATTGAAGCTGCCAAAAATACACAAAATGAATTAACTAATCAATATGTTGCCGCGGCCAAGTCGGCGCAGGATTTAAAAATTGCAGTTGAAATTGAATTGACTGGTGCAATTAAAAACTTTGCTAAAATTGCCAATTCTATATTAGACGGATTAAAATCTCAAATGGCGGCCTTGGGCCTGGGTGGAATGACCGGTGGTCCTGGTGATATAAAAGCACAGCTGGAAAAACAAGACGAAACAAATAGAGCTCAAATGACAATGAGTGAAAAAGCCATGTCATATGTGGCTGGGGCAGTCGAATCAGTTCCGCAAGGACTAGGCAAAGCATTAAGTGGAATTGGACTAAACTTAATTGGCGATTGGATGCAGTCAAAAACTAATGAAGTCCAAAAAGAAAGAATTGAAAACGAATCAAAATATTTAAAGTCTGAAGGTAGAAGCCAAGACGCTGCCAAAGTAGAAGAAAAATTTGATAAAGCGGCAAGCGGAGTTGATGCATTGGGTAGTGCAGTTGCCCGAAGCATTGAAGTTATGGGATTCTTTGCCAGTGAGCTAACTGGATTAAGTTTTATAACAGACATGACTAAAAAGGCTCAAGAACAACGTCTTGAGTACGAACGTAATTATGTAAAAGAAAAAGATAAAGAAGGTACCGGTAAAGTAAAAATGGCACAAGGTGGTGTTGTGTCTGGACCAACTACTGGATTTGACAATGTTGAGTTGCATGGCACAGAAGCAGTAATTCCGTTGTCGGGCGGTCGTGCTGTACCTGTCAGCATCGAAGGTGGTGTTGAACTGAAGAATCAGACTCCTGGTCAGCTACTGGAAGGAATGGCGTCACACTATGACGATCTGACCAACACAGTTAAATCGTACTTTCAATTGCAAGGACAGCTACAATCTCTTGAAGCACTAAAAGACACCGGTGGAAAACCTGTTTATGTAGACACTGATCCAGAGTTGTTAAAAAGCACAAATTCAATGTACACCAAACTTGACGAAATGAAACAAGTTTTGTTGAACAGTGGTTACAATAAAAATTTCTTAGAAAATAGTGACATAGCAGATAAAAGTCCTAAATTAGATTTACGCTATTATGATGTAATGGACTTGATGGAGGACACACAATCAAAAGGATTTAGTCGATTCAATGAGTTAATGTCCAAGTATGATTTGCTGTCGTCGGAGATCAAAGGGTCTGGCAATTTAACTGATGTTTCGGCCAATTTTAGTCAAAGTTTTCTTGATGCAGTTGAACTGTTAAAAACCAAAGCTGTTGATATAGCCGGCGCAAATTTTGACAAATTGAATAAAAGCAGATCTATTACGCCAGAAATGGATAAAAATCAACTGTCAAAATTGATGGAAGATGGACCAGTTGCTGTATTCTCTAAAGTATTTGATAGCGCCGCAATTGGGCTAAAGTCTGTGTTTACCACAGTGGACGAAACAGAAAAGGCAAAACTGACAGAAACTACAAGAGGGTTGCAAGATACCTTTGGCAATATCAAAGAAAAGATATTCCAAGGTTTGACAATGCCTACTGAAAATTTTGTAGCACCTCTAAGAGATTTAACAGCCAGCTTTGATAAAAAAACAGAACAGCCCGGGTTTGATACAGAAGAATTTAGAAAAGCATTGACCGAAGGCATCAAATTGGCAATGTCTACTGTGACAACAAAAGCAGAAGCAGAAGACACAGTTCCTAAAGTTGATCTGAATGTTTCTAAATTAGAAGAGTTAATAGCTGTCATGCAAGAGCATAAAGAGTTGGCTCGAAAACAAGTTGAACAAAGCCAAGAAATGGCTGGCCTACTAGATGAACATAAATCTTTGAGTCAGCAATTATTGAATAACTCATACTAAGGTTAAATACACTACTGAGAAAACATCTATGTCTTGGAAAAAATATTTTAAAACTAGCAATTTACCATCTAATTTAAGCCCAATTGGTAGCGTAAACGTACCCGATATGACCTATCGCAATTGGCAAAGTAACTTGCCAGATGTATATATTGGGCATCCAAATCGTATTGAGCGATACAATCAATACGAACAAATGGACATGGACAGCGAAGTCAACGCCGCACTGGATATACTTGCTGAATTTTGTACACAAAAAAATGACGAAGATACTATGCCTTTTAGTATCCATTTTAAAGAAAAGCCCACAGATAATGAAGTAAAAATTATCAAAGAACAACTAAACCAATGGGTTAGTTTAAATGAGCTAAACAAAAGAATCTTTAAAATTGTAAGAAACACAATAAAGTATGGCGATCAAGTTTTTGTTAGAGATCCTGAAACTTTTAAAATGTTCTGGGTTGAAAGTGCCAAAGTTGTTAAAATTATTGTAAACGAAGCAGAAGGCAAGAAACCAGAACAGTATGTGGTTAAAGATCTCAATCCCAATTTAGAGAATTTAACTGTTACAGCAGTAACTACAAACGACACATATTCTACTAATCCTCAAGTTGGCGGACCCAGCGGGGCATATATAATGCCGTCAAAGGCCATGACCGGCGGTGGTAGATTTCAAAATGCACAAAATGAAAAAGCAATTAATGCAGAACATGTAATACACTTGAGTTTGACCGAAGGCTTAGATATATTTTGGCCATTTGGTAATAGTGTACTAGAAAACATTTTTAAAGTATTCAAACAAAAAGAATTGCTAGAAGATAGTATTATTATCTACCGTGTACAACGTGCTCCTGAACGCAGAGTATTTAAAATTGATGTGGGTAACATGCCAGCACACATGGCCATGGCTTTTGTTGAGCGTATTAAAAACGAAGTCAACCAACGAAGAATACCAAGCCAAACTGGCGGCGGCACCAACATGATGGATGCCACTTACAATCCATTGAGTACCAATGAAGATTACTTTTTTCCTACCACAGCAGATGGTAGAGGATCTAGTGTAGATGTATTACCAGGCGGACAGAATCTAGGCGAAATTACCGATTTAAAGTTTTTTACAAATAAGTTATTTCGAGGATTGCGTATTCCTAGCAGTTATTTGCCCACAGGAATGGATGACGGAACCCAGGCAGTCACAGACGGGCGTGTGGGTACAGCATTAATTCAGGAATGGCGTTTTAACCAATACTGTAAACGTCTACAGTCAATGATTGTAGACAAGTTAGATCAAGAATTTAAAATGTTTATGCGTTTCAGAGGCATAAACATCGACGGACAAATTTTTGATCTAATATTTAATGAACCACAAAATTTTGCACAATATCGTCAGGCTGAAGTAGATGCGGCAAGAATTACTACATTTACACAACTTGAACAATATCCTTATTTGAGCAAGAGATTTTTGCTTAAACGTTATTTAGGACTAAGCGAAACTGAAATGGCTGAGAACGAAATAATGTGGAAAGAAGAGCAAGGACAACCTGACACAGCCGAAGCTGAAGGCAGTAATTTACGTAACGTTGGTATTACTCCTGGTGCCATTTCACAGGATCTAGAAGGACTTGACACACCGCCCGAAGGCGAAGGTGAGCCAGGTGCCGAGCCAACTCCGGGTGCAGGACCTGGTGCAGGTGCACCTAACACAACCGCTGCCGCCCCGGGTTCTTCGCCAGCATTATAAATATAGTACTATGCTTATACTTGAACTGTTTACCAATACCGATCGTAGAATTGAAAAAGACGATAATTCACCTTTAAAAATAAATGATGTTCGTAAAACACGACTGTCATTGGCACACATCAACACTATCAGAATGGCTAGAGATGTTCGAAAATTTGAACAAGAAGAAAAAGCCAAAAATGTTTCAAAACAATATTCAGTACCCGCAGAATCTGCCGCGGGCGGCGTTAGCGCCTAAAATACTTCAAAAAACACCCATTTAACCCTGAAATATACGTAGTTTTGTAAATAACTTTACAAAGCACTTATTTTAAGGAGTTCCTATGAACAAATATGAGAAGCTAATTGAATACATCATCAATGATGAAGAAGCAAAAGCTAAAGAATTATTTCACGAGATTGTGGTAGAAAAGTCTCGTGATATTTACGAAAGTATTATGGATGAAGAAATGATTGACGAAGTCGACGAGAAAAACGCAGTCGATGACTTAGTTGATGACATTTCCGATGAAGTACAAAAAGACGAAACCATGGAAGCCGACGAAGAGGAAGTCGACATGGATGCCGAAGTAATCGACGGCGATGACGAAATGGGCGACGAAATGGGCGACGGCGAGCCAGCCACTAAAGCAGACGTTATGGATCTATCTACACAACTAGATGCATTAACAGCCAAGTTTGACGAACTGCTATCAGGCGAGCAACAAGAGCCAGAGCACGACGACATGGACATGGACATGGACATGGACATGGATGCAGACATGGGCATGGATGCAGATCAGCCAAAAGAAAACATGTCTTTTGAATCTGTAAACGAAGCAGAAGAAGAAGACGAAGACGACGAAGAAGACGACAAAGACGACAAAGAAGCTAAAAAAGATAGCAAAATGGAATCACGCAAATCTGAATCAGAATTAATGCGCGAGTACGTTGAGAAGATCAGTGCTGTTGTCAACACCGAAGGCAATGAAGTTGGTGCCGGTAGTAGCGTTCCAGTTAACAAAACCAGTGTAGGATTGTCTAAAGATCCAGGCTTTGGTGGCACAGCTGGAAACATTGCCAAAGGCGGAAGCGAACAAGCACCCGATGGCACTAGCCCAAAGAAAGCTAACAACCCTTATACCAAGGGTCAAGGTGAACATCCTGTAGCTAAAAAGAACGTAAACGTTCCTGGCGGTAAAGCAGGTACTTTCTTCAGCGGTAAAGCAAAAGCTAAAACTGGTGAAGAAGGCGGAGTTAATAAATCCAGCCTTGAGTCTGGTAATTAATAGGAATAATAATGGCTTTGTTACTAAGAGAGCATTTAACCTTCGATAACGCTGGAATGAAAGTGTTGTCGGAGGACTCTGCTGATGGCAAAGGTAAAGATCTTTACATGGAAGGTATCTTTATTCAGGGTGGTGTTAAAAACGCCAATGCCCGAGTATATCCTGTACATGAAATTGAAAAAGCCGTTATTCAGATTAACGAACAACTTAAACAAGGTTACAGTGTTCTAGGAGAAGTAGATCACCCCGATGACCTAAAAATTAATTTAGACCGCGTCAGCCACATGATTACGAAAATGTGGATGGACGGTCCTACAGGTTTTGGTAAACTTAAAGTACTTCCAACTCCAATGGGAAAACTAGTTGAAGCCATGCTAGCAAGCGGCGTTAAATTAGGAGTTAGTTCCAGAGGATCAGGAGAAGTAAGTGAAGGATCAGGACACGTTAGCAATTTTGATATTGTTACAGTAGACATCGTGGCACAGCCAAGCGCACCCAATGCATATCCAAAAGCCATTTACGAAGGGCTAATGAATATGAAAAACGGTCAAAAAATCTTGGAAATGGCACGTGAACCCGGCACCGATCAAAGAGTACAGAAGTACATGAGAGAGGCAGTGGTGCGCCTAATCAACGAACTTAAATTATAAGGAGATATCCAATGTTTGATGCTATCAAACCGCTGTTGGATAGTGGTATTGTAAACGAAGATACTCGCCAGGCAATCAGTGAAGCATGGGAAACCAAACTTCTTGAAGCCCGTGAGAGTATTCGCGCTGAATTGCGCGAAGAATTTGCTACCCGCTATCAGCATGATAAAACAGTAATGGTTGAAGCTCTAGACAAAATGGTTACTGAATCTCTGTCTGCAGAACTACAAGAGTTCCACGCAGAAAAACAAGCATTAGCAGAAGATCGTGTGAAATTTAAACATCACATGGTTGAAAGCTCAGGTAAGTTTAATGATTTTATGGTTTCTAAATTGGCCGAAGAAATTCAAGAATTACGTGCTGATCGTAAACAATACGAAAACAGCGTAGCTAAACTTGAAGAGTTTGTTATTAAACAACTAGCTGAAGAAATTCACGAGTTTGAAAAAGACAAACAGGCAGTGGTTGAAACCAAAGTCAGACTTATTGCTGGCGCTAAAGAAAAATTAGCTGAATTACAACAACAGTTTATTCAGCGTAGCGCAGTACTTGTTAAAGAGTCAGTTTCTAATAAACTAGAAGCAGAATTAACACAGCTCAAAGAAGATGTACAAATTGCTCGTGAGAACATGTTTGGCCGTCGTTTATTTGAAGCATTTGCCAGTGAGTTTGCAGTTACTCATCTCAATGAGAACAAAGTAATTGCAAAACTAAAACACGATATTGCTGAAAAAGACAACTTAATCATCGAAGCTCGTAAAGAAGCCGAAGAGAAAACAGTTTTAGTCGAAAGCAAAAATCGTGAAATTAACATTATTAAGGAGTCAACAACTCGTAAAGAAAAACTAAACGAATTGTTGAAATCACTAGTAAAAGAGAAAGCCGCTGTAATGAGCGAACTTCTCGAATCGGTGCAGACTGACAAGCTACAGACTGCGTACGATAAGTATCTTCCAGCAGTACTTAATAACGGAAACGGAAAAGCAAAAGCAGAAAAAGCTCAGGTTTTATCCGAAAGCCGTGTTGAAGTAACTGGAGATAAATCTGCTAAGGTTACCGCACCTGAGTCAATTGACACTAATGTCATTGAGTTAAAGCGATTAGCAGGGCTTAAATAATAGCTTTTCATTTATAAGGAAATATAAAAATGACAACCCAACCACTATTAGAAAATCGTTGGACCGAAACCAAAGAGGCCCTGTTAGAAGGTCTTCAAGGTTCTAAGCGTACCAGCATGAGTGTTATCTTGGAAAACACTCGCAGACATTTGATGGAAAACGCCAGCGCAGGTTCAACCCAAGCTGGTAACGTAGCCACACTTAACCGTGTAATTCTACCAGTTATCCGTCGCGTAATGCCAACAGTTATTGCTAACGAAATCGTTGGCGTACAACCAATGACTGGCCCAGTATCACAAATTCACACACTACGTGTTCGTTATGCTGATACAGTTGCTTACACTGGCAGTTCTGATCCTACACTAGGAACCAGCACAACAGCCGGTGACGAAGCATTGAGTCCATTCAAGATCGCTACTGCTTACTCCGGTAATGCCGCTACTGGTCGTGCCTCTGGAACAAGCACACTAGAAGGTGTACCAGGTAACCGTATCAACGTTCAAATCTTGAAACAAGTTGTTGAAGCTAAGACACGTAAGTTGTCAGCACGTTGGACATTCGAAGCCGCTCAAGACGCACAAGCCATGCATGGTATTGACGTTGAGGCAGAAATCATGGCCGCACTTGCTCAAGAAATTACCGTAGAAATTGACCAGGAAATCCTAGGTTCTCTACGTGCTCTATCTGCAACTGAGTATGCATATGACCAAGCTGCCGTTAGCGGTACAGCTACATTCGTTGGTGACGAACACGCCGCATTGGCAGTTCTAATCAACCGCACAGCTAACTTGATCGCCCAACGTACACGTCGTGGCGCAGGTAACTGGGCTGTTGTTTCTCCAGCCGCATTGACAGTATTGCAAAGTGCTACAACTAGCGCATTTGCACGTACTACAGAAGGCACTTTCGAAGCACCTACAAACACCAAGTTTGTTGGTACATTGAATGGCGCAATGCGTGTTTACGTTGACAGCTATGCTAGCGATAGCACACCTGTTCTAGTTGGTTATAAAGGTTCTAGCGAGGCAGATGCTGCCGCGTTCTATTGCCCTTACATTCCATTGATGAGCAGTGGTGTTGTTCTAGATCCATCTACTTTCGAACCAGTAGTTGGCTTTATGACACGTTATGGCTACGTAGAGTTGACTAACACAGCTTCTTCTCTAGGTAACGCAGGCGACTACCTAGGTGAGATTTCTGTATCTAACCTATCATTCCAGTAATATTGGAATAAACTTTTTACCCTCGGGATGGGAAGTTACATTAAAGGGCCG